AGCGGTTCGCCAGGACCCGCGCCTGCACGAAGGGCCGGTACTGGTCGTCCTGCAGGAGCGCGCCGCGGATCTCGCCGACGAGCTCGCCCCACTGGTCGAGGTCGGCGCCGATCGCGTTGTCGAGCGTGCCCCCGGTGAGCTGCGCGTGGATCGTGTCCTCGAAGCCCTGCGCCGCGCCGCCGAGCGACTGCGCCAGGGCGGCGGCGCGGGCCTGGTCGCGGAGCGGGAACGTCAAGCCCTCGCGGGCGAGGTCCCGGTGCCCCGGCTCGTGTAGGAGCGCGGTCGTCGTCTCGACCGGGTCGGTCGCCCACGTCGTCACGTCGTCACCGTCAGGGCCGCCGCCGCCAGCGTGACGATCTCCGTCACCGCGGGGACGTAGTCACCGGCCGCCGGCCCGCCGCCGTCGTCGAAGGTGAAGGACAGGGACAGGATCCCCGGGACCGCGTCGGCGATCTCGCACGACAGCTCGAGCACGGAGACCCGCTGGCCGACGGTCAGGCGGGGGAAGTAGCCCGGGGCGTCGTCGTCGCCGATCACGACGTCGACGATCGCGTCCTCGACGTCGACCAGGGCGAACCCGGGCTTCAGGACGACGGTACAGACCGCCGCGACCAGGGGGACCGCGGTCGCCCACTCCCACGCGACCGGCTGCACGCCGCCGGCGACGTCCGTCACCGTCGCAGTCTGCGTCCCGACCTGTTCGATCCCGGCCGGACCCCGCTCCCACAGGACCCGGGCGACCTCGGCGATCTCCTCGCTCGACAGGGTCGCCGGCCAGACGTAGGCGGCGAGCGAGCTCGCGGGAAGCGGGACCCCCTGCACGGTCGCCGGGACGGCCGAGTTGTTCGAGATCACGACAGCGGCGGTCACCGCCTCGAGGGCGATCAGGCCGGCCCGGATCGAGTTCGCCGACCCGCCGCCAGGCTTCGCCAGCTCGAGGAGCCGGCGGACCCGGAGCGCGGCGTCGGTCTCGCGGTTCCTGCCGACGACGGCCGCGAACGCGTTCGTCACCGCGGACCAGCCGGTGGTCCCGGTGACGATCTTCGTCAGCTCGGCAGGGTTCGCCAGGACCGCCCCCGGCTCCTCGGCCTGGACGACGCCAGCGCCAGGCCCGGCGGCGGGGATCTGCGCGTCTTCGACCAGGACCCACCGGGAGCCCGTCACCGCATTCTCGACGACCTTCCCGGCGGGGATCACCGTCAGGGGGTCCCCGGTGAGCACGACGTCGCACCGGGAGTAGGTCGCCGGGTCCCGGAAGGTCCCGGTGATCTCCGCGAGGTCGTCGAGCTGGCGGCCGGTCGCGTTGTTCGGGCTCCGGGCGTCCCGAACCGCAACGAGCGCTTGGCCGAGGTCGTCGAGGCGGTCGGCCATGATCGACGCGAACTGCCCGTCCACCCGCTGATCGAGCCGAGTCCGGTCGATCGTCCCCACGCCGGGATAGGTCTCGAGCTCGTCGAGGATCCCGTCCCGGATCTCCTCGGCGCGCTCGACGATCAGGCCTTCGGCGGTCAGGGAGGGCATACGCTCGAGCTCCTACAGGGCCAGGGACGCGACCGGGGTCGCCCCGGGGAGGAGGTAGAGGGCGGGGAAGTGGTTCCCGTTGTTCGCTCCGAGGGGCACGAACTCGAGGCCGATCGCTCCGTCCTCGGCCCGGATCGTACAGGCGAAGGACAGGCGCCGGGCTTCGGTGTCGAAGCTCGCCCGCCAGTTGTCGACCCGGAGGACCCCCGGCGTCGCCAGGATCTCGCGGCGGATCAGGGCTCCGATCTCCTGGACCCGGGGCGGTTTCTGACCCTGCCAGGCGAAGTAGGGGAGCCCGGCGGTCAGGTCGAAGGGCCAGGACCCCCGGTGCCCCTCGAGGCGCAGGCGGACCCGCTGCGCGACCGCCTCGAGCGGATCCGTCAGGCGCTCGAACCCGGTAGCGAGATCCCCGGAGCTGTCAAGGGCTGCATCCACTTCGCCAGCCTACCCCTAGTCGTCGGCCTTGACGACGCTCGAGCCGGTTCCGGTCTCGCCGATCACGCTCCCCGCCGGCGTCGCGGGGGGCGGCGTGATCACGACCGTGATCGCAGGATCGCCGGCGAGCGTGGTCAGCGCCGTGTTGATCGCCGCCATCGTTGCAGCGAAGGACGACCCGGCCAAGACGTCGTCCCCCTCCCGGTTGACTCCCTTCGTCGCGGTCTGGCCGAGCTTGATCGACTTGCCCGCAGGGACGCGGACGACGTAGGCGTCCGCGTCGTGCCCGGCGGCGGGAATGTCGTCCGTCTTCGGCCGAGCTCCTGGAAGGGCGAACGCGTCGGACAGGGAGTGGCGCCGGCGGTGGGTCGGGGCGATCCCCGTCCCTCCGTTGCGGAGCCAGTCGGCGATCGACCGCTCGCAGAACACGAGGAGGACGAAGTCCCCCGCGGAGATCGGGAACGTCGACCCGTAGCCCCCGGAGCCGGGGAACACGACCGGGACGTTGTCGATCTGATCCAGCGTGAACCGCACCGGCTCGGCGTCCGGGCCTTCCCCGCGGTGGAAGTAGTCGAGGACGATCGAGACCTTCACCGTCGCCGGCGGCCCGGAGCTGAACTCGACGACCTTCGCCGGGATCGCTGTATGAACCTCCGCGAGCGCGGAGATCATCGCCTCGCGGATCGTCGTCGAGAGATCGGGATCCTGCGCCATGACCTACCCCTTCGGGACTCCCTTCGCGACGACGTCGAACGGCCCCTGGTAGCTCGACCCCTTGAACTGCAGATCGGTGCACCTGTAGAGCCCCGAGTAGTCCCGGGAGGAGACCTTGAACAGCTTCCCCGGCCGGAGCGTCGGGGCCAGGAGCCCCCGGACCTCGATCCCCCGGTCCGTCGGAATCGGAGACCCGATCAGGTTGCCCGCCTCCGAGCTGAACACGACCGCAGTCTCGCCGGTGTCGGCCTCGAGGCCGAGGACGTGCAGGGCGCCGTCCCGGACGAACCAGCGCCGACCCATCCCCTCGACGAGCTCGTCGAGGAGCCGGCGGGCCGGGCCGACCAGGACCAGGGGCGCGGGGAAGTCCTGCGCGTCCTCGAGGTCGACCTGGCCGAGCGGCAGATCGAGCGCGCCGGCGATCTCCTCGAACACCTGGCGCGCCGTCGTCGTCGTCGCGAAGGACGTCGACAGGCGGCCGAGCGAGTAGCGGCGCCCCCCGTCCCTCGCCTCGATCTCGAGGACCGTGTCCCCCCTGGCGCCCGACTGGTCGAAGCGAACGCCGCCCGGGACCGGGTTCCCCTCGAAGACCTGACGGATCACGCCGTCGCCGTCGTCGCCGAAGTGGCCGACCGTCAGGCGGACGACGGCGTCGGGGTCCTGCGCGAGCGTCACCGTCGAGGGCGACGGATTCCACACCTGCAGCCGGAGCTGGTTCGGCTCCGGGTTGTCGGTCATGGTGACCAGGAAGTCGAGATCGAGCCCCGGGGACCCGTCCTGCGCCGTCCCGACGCGAACGCCGTCGCCACCGGCCGGGCCGATGATCGCGGAGACCGACCGACGCCACAGGACCGCCACCGTCAGACCTCGATCGTCGGCGCGTCGACCTCGGCCGCCGGGGCGGGGAGCTCGGCCCGGGTGAAGTGAACCAGGACCAGGCCGTCGCCGAGCTGGTCCTGCGCGGTGATCTCGACGCCGAGCGCGACCAGGAGATCGCCGGCGGCCCCGGCGACGTTCAGATCCGGCGCGGTCGCGTAGCCAGCGGACAGGCGGCGGCCGAGGACGACGGGGGTTCCGTCCGCGAGCCAGACCGACGCGTACCACCCGACCAGGCGCCAGCGCCAGACCAGGCGGACGCGGTAGGTCCTCGAGCCGAGCACGATCCGGTACTCGTGCGAGGCCTGGCGGGGGAAGGTGGGGAGGATCCGGCCGGGCACGGTCTAGCCTCCGAACAGGGTCACGAGGACCGACGCGTCGTCGGCTCCTCCGGGGGGAGCGGAACCACCGGCCGCCTGTTCGGCCGCGTCCGCGTTCGAGCTGAACCCCGGCGCCTGGCGGTCGGCGGCCGGGACGTTGACGGTCGACGAGCTCGCCACCCGCACCTGCACGACCTCGAGATCCATCGGAAGATCCCGCAGGCGCCGGATCTCCTGCGCCGTGCGCTGCAGAACCAGAT